CCTTACCCGGCGTGGCCGCCATGCTGTCACGAATTTTGAGAAGGTGCGACGTTCGCAAACTTGCAACAGGCTTGTGGCCGTGTTCAGCTTCGATTTCCCGTAGGGTTCCTTCCCAATTGGCCAGCGACGACTTGGCCATTTTCGGGCCTTTCTGCCCTCCACGAGTCGGCAGAACCAGCCGAAACTCGCGGATAAGCGCGGCTACCGTTCCATCCGCCGGCAAATGACGCTCCGCGACCGGCGCGGCGCTCGCGTTCAAGGCGGCATGGAAATTGGGCGCGGTCAAATCCGGCAAGCGCCGATAGCGCACCTTCTGTTTGCCATCGGCCAAAGTTGTGATGCGTTCGTAATAACGCATGGTGCCGTCCTTGTTTTTGAAGGCGGCCACACGCGGAATTTTAATAGTAGCCAATTCATTTCTCCCGATTCGATGTCTTGGCATAGCGTGTCACCCGTTTAGGTCAAGCGGTCATTTAATCCCACGAATTTTTCTTGGCGGCTGGCGTGAGCATCCCGAATTGGCCGTCCACAAAGTTGTCGAGTTGGTGGCGGCTCCACAGCACCCGGCCGCCGTCATGGAACGGCGCTGGATAGCGGCCGGTTTCCACGCCAGCCCGTAGCAAATCATCCGATATGCCAAGGTAAAGCGCGGCCATCCCGGCATCCATCCGGGCCGGCCAATCGGGCATCAAGGCGATGCGTTCGGCTTTCACGGATTCTTGCGCGGAGTCAGGCGCTTGCGCGTCTGTTCAAAGCATTCGTCAACCATAGACGACAGGTGAACCGGCATTTCTGCCAACACCAACTCAGCCTCGCGCTCCAACTTGCGGAAATCAATCAGCAAAGTGCATTGCTTGGCGCGGGCAACATATTCCTCCGCCTTCAATTCGTCGGCGGTCTTGGCGTCCTCATCCTCCGGCTCCGGCTCATCCTCCGGTTCCTCGACTTCCGGCTCTACATTGTCGGGCGCGTCCTCCGGCTCCGGCTCGACTTCCGGCTCGACATCGCCCGGCACATCCTCCGGCTCAGGCTCAGGCTCAGGCTCAGGCTCAGGCTCGGGTTCAGGCTCGGGCGCTGGCGGCGGCGGCGGTGGTGGCGCGGGCGTCACTTCGCCGGTTTGTTGGTCAACCGTCTCGGCCTGGTTTGCCGGTGGATCGGCCGGAAGCTGTGTCGGCGTCGGGCCATCGCCAACCGGCGTCGGCGGATCGGGCCGCGTGCTATCGAGCAAGGCCAGCGCCGAGCGCGAGGCAAAGGCCATGTCTTCGGCCTCGACATCGGCCAGAACATCGCTCGATTGCGGCAGCGACTTGCTGTGGCGGCGCAAGACCGTCTTCTTGCACATTTCGGCGAACCACTCGACCCACGGCCCCTTGGCATCGCGCGGCTGGCCCTTGGCATCAAATTCCGCGCCGGTCTGCGAAGCTTGCCGCACATCGTCAATTTCGTAGCGCCGCATGACTTCAAAGGATTGATAGCCGTTGGCCAGCGTGGCGATGGAGTAAGCGAGCGCGATATCGGCATCCGCTGGCCGGAAATCCATATCGAGCAGCGGCGCGTGGAACAGCTTATGCTCGCTTCCCTCACGGTAGATGAAACGCGGCGCATCGCCTTCTAATTCCTGCCGATAAACAACCGCCGTATGGATGGCGATAACTTCCTCGGATTGCAGAATCTTCTTCCGCAAGCCCCACACCATCGGCATGTATTGGGCCAGTTTCAGCCACTTCCACTCGCCGTCGATTTTCAGCCTAGTGTTGAACGGGACAATCGCGGCCTCGCGGCCATCGGGCAGCAAACCATCCTGTGCCGCCTTCATGCACGCGGTCAGCAGACTCCGCCGGTCGCATTGCAGCAAGTCCGGGTTGGTCTGGGCGGCGGTCAGCAAGGTGCGCTGGAATTTTGCCGGCGAAATATGCCGTGGCAGCACCATTTCAAATTCGGCCGCGCGTTGCTCCAATTGCGTGCGAAGCAAAGTGATCGGGCCGGTTTCTACCGGCGCGTCTTCATTCAGGCGGGCAAGTTGCTTTACAGTCATGGTTTATTCCTTCGGGCAGTGGAAACGGCCTCAACAGCCGTTGCGGGACAAAGAAAGCCCATCGGCCTTTGCCGGTAGGGTCGTGCCAAAAGCGTTGCTGCTTGCCTTCCCGGCCAAAGCACCAGCCAACCGCTTGAAAGGCCGGGGCGGTGCCGATCATCAGAATGAAAATTTCGTCGTCGGCGTCGGTTGGGTGCAGGATTAAGCTTCCCTTCGGAAGCGCCGTGGTTCGCACCTGCAAATGGCCCACATCGGCCGCATCTAGGTTCCCAACCGCGCCCGACCAAAAGACGCCAAGCAGCTTGGCCAGCGCCATTTCGCCGCAAGCGCCTTCGACGGCTTCTGTCCAGCCTTGCGGCTCGCAGCCGTAGCGTTGCTTGCGGTTTTCCTTGCGGTTCTGGACAGTCCGCATCACCGCGACCTCGCACGCTTGGCACATTTCGGCCCATGTTAAGCGACACTCGGGCATCCATCACCGCACCGTGGCCTTCTGATTTGACCAGATGGTGACGCCAGCGATCTTGCGCTCGCCGCTTCGCACCATCCCGCGCACAACCTTGTCGATTGCTTCAATGACGGTTGGGTGGCGGCGGATGGCCAGCGGCAGCTTGGCATAGTCAGTAACTTGAAAATCCCATGCCTCGCGGTGGCCAACGCGCGCGCCCATGTCGCCATGAACAACCTCGGCATGATCGGCCACCCAAGCGTCCAGCTTCGGCTTCAAGTCTTCGGTGGCCTTGTCCATCGGCGCGAGCAGCGCGTCGGCGCGGCCCTTCAAGCCGCGTTGGGCATCGAGCAAAGGCCGGTTGATGATTTCGCGCTCGGCCTGAACCGCCTTGGTCGCGGCCTTGGCCTGTGCCAGCAAGTCACCCACAGCCCCGGCGCTTTCTTCGTCGGTTATGTCGGGCGCGCGGCTGGCGGCATCCACAATTTCATCCACACGCGCGGCCAAGCCTTTGACGGCAATGGCCGTTTCAAACTCGGAAACCGCGCTCATTTCGAGCGGCGGGTTGTTGTGGCCCATCGGCGCGGGCGGCTCGGGCCATTTTTCTAAATCCGGGAAGTGATCTTGTTCCACCATGATTCTCTCCTTCCGGCCAGCGCGTTCAAGCTTTGAACCTGGATAAACCGGCGCTTTCCGATTGTTGTGGTTTGCAACCGCCCTTCCTCGACAAGTTGCTTTATCCTCGCCGTAGCCACGCCAAGCGCGGTCGCGGCTTCGGAATAATTGACCAACAGGCGCTCCATGCTTTCCTCCCGGCTAAAACGGCACCGGCGCGACCATCGGATTGATCGGCCGGCGAGGATCGTAAAAAGGATGCTTAGGATTCATCGTGCGGCTCAGGCGGCAGATGCGGGCATATTCGGCTTCGCTGATGCGGTGCTTGGCGCAACCGGGCCAATAGTCAGCGACCGGGACAAGTTGCGTGCCGTTCAAGCGGCACTGCCAAAGCATCGGGCGCTCGCTCATTTCTTCGCCGGTCACAGGATCGAGCGCGTGGCCAAGCCAAATCCTTAAGCCGACGAACGGGCCGCCCTTGGCCAGCCGGATTCGATAGCAACCGGCGGTTGGCGTTTCGATTTCATAAGCTTCGCCTTGGCGCGGCGCGGGCGTTCCCCGGCGGTTGCTCTTGCGTGCTGGCGGTTGCGGCACTTGACCAGATATCCCGACTCTCAAATTAGCGTGTCGTGTTTGGGGGAATGCTCACCCACTGTCAATGTCGGGATGAAGACTAGCAACAATCGAATGATACTATTGACACAATAGGCTATAGTATAACTTTCACAGGGAAAGGGCTTTGCCGACTCGCTTAATTGTCCGTCTTGTAGGGGGTCATAGACCCTCTGTTTGAGCCTAAACTAGACTCCTTCGCTACGGGTAATCCCCGAAGGCTATTTCGCGGCTTTCTGCCAGATTTGACTTGGGGGTATCGTCACCCGTATTGACGATTCCCATGTCCGCGCTTCTTCCTGAAATCGAAGCGTTCCTCGAAACGCACAACATGGGCGCTCATCGCTTCGGTATAGCCGCGATGGGTGACAAGCATTTCATCCGCGACTTGAAGAAAGGCCGCCGCCTCTTCCCAGAAACGGAAAAGCGCGCGCGACTATTCATGGCGACTTATCGTGCCGCCGCATGACCGGGAGGCCAGGAAATGAAGGGTTGGAGCCAGATATTAAACCAAGCTGCCCGCGATTTATTGAGCGAGTTAAAGCGGATAGCGCCTGACAGCCCGGTTTTGACTAGGGCCGAAACTGTTTTTGAAATCGCCGATGGGGCCGGGATCAAGCCAAGCGGGCGCAAGCCGGACGGCTACGGCTACATCACAGCACGGCGTCAGCAAACCATTGCCCGGATCGAGAAGCGCGACCGCGACGATGCCGAAGTGAAGCGGCTTTACGAAAGCGGGCATTCGCTGATGAGCGTTGGCGAGCGCATGGGCCACACCCCGGCTTGGGTAACGGCTTCGCTGGCGCGCACCGGCACGCCAACCCGGCCACGCGGCCCCGGTGCCTATTGCCCCAACCCCGAGCGGACTGAACGCATCCGCGCAATGCGGGCGAACGGCTGGACGCTGGAAGAAATCGGCGCGACCGAGAATATCACCCGCGAGCGCGTGCGCCAGCTTTGCCACAAGGCCGGAATCGACACCAGCGAAAGCCATGAATTGACCGCCGAGCAGAAAGCGGCGGTGGCCGAATATATCGCCGGTGGATCGCTCAACTTGGTTTCGGCCAAATATGGCGTCGGCACATCGGGACTCCGCAATTGGGTTGTCCGCTCCGGTAAAATTCCCCGGCGTGAATCGACCCGCCGCACCGGCGAGAAAACACAAGCCGCCGCCAAGCGCGCCGCCGATCTTTACCGGGCCGGGAAATCAGGCCGTGAAATCGCCGATGCCTTGGGCCTGTCAAAGCCCGAAATGGTTTACCGCTTTCTGGCGATTGCCGGCATTAAGCCCGACCGCCAACCCAAATCCGGCCGCCACGGATTGCGCCAATGAAGGAGCCGCGCGCCTACTGGCCGCGCCCCGGCGAAGCCTATGCGCCAGCCCCGGACGGTGCGACTTGGAAGTGCGGCCATCCCAAGACGGCGGCTAACACCCAACACATCGGCAAGAGCGGGAATCGCTGCCGCATCTGCCGCCGCAAAATCACCCGCGAATATGACCGCCGCAAGCGCGCTCGGCTCGGGCTGTGAAGGGGCCGACCATTGAGGCCATTGTCCGGGCCGAATTGGAGCGCGTCAAAGGGTGCGCTCCGCTGACAGTCAACCGGCTCTACTTGAAGCGCGAAACCGGCTTGTCATGGAACCAGCTTGAATCCGCGATAGCCAAATGTGCAGCGGACATGCTTGCCGAAGAGTCAACCATTGCCAAGGCACAAAGGTGAGCAGTGGGCCGCCGCGCACTTATCTTTCGGCGGCTCGATGCTGCACTCGACAAAATGGACAAGCAGGACATGGAGCCGCGCGCCATTTACCTGACTTGGGACGATTGGGACGCCTATAACGAGGCGCAATCCAAGGCCACCGGCCAGCGCCTAGTCGTCTTCCACTACAGCGACATTCCAATCCGCAGCGGCAAGACCAGCATCGCTTACTCGACGCACGGCGTTGGCGTCACCATCCCGAGGCGGGCGTGATGCGCGTGCTGATTGTTTGCGAGCGCTCTGGCGCGGTGCGGCGGGCGTTCCGGGCGCTTGGCCACGATGCCTGGTCTTGCGACCTCAAACCCGCCGATGATTGCGGCGAGCATTTGCAACTCGATGCGATTGAAGCGGCTTATTCGCGCGGGCCGTGGGATATTCTGATTGGCCACCCCGAATGCACCTTCCTGTGCAACAGCGGCAGCAAGCATCTTTACGCTGGCGGCAACAAAATCGAAGGCGGGCCGGAAGCCGACCGATGGGCGCGGATGGGCGCGGCGGCGCATTTCTTCGTCACCCTCTGGCGCGCGCCGGTCAAACGCAAGGCGCTCGAAAATCCGATCATGCAAGGCCATCCCCGGCGGCTGTTCGGAATCCGCCGCCCGGTTCAAATCATCCAGCCGTGGCAATTCGGCGACCCTGAAACCAAGGCGACCGGGCTGTGGATCGACGGGCTGATGCCGCTCCGCCCGATCTACACGACATGGCCGCAATGCCGTGAGGCGTTGGGCTTGCCCGCCGACGCCAAGCCGCTGGCGCGGGTTCACCGCATGGCACCAAGCCCCGAGCGCGGGCGGCAGCGGTCAACCACCTATCCAGGAATTGCGGCGGCGATGGCCGAGCAATGGGGCGGGCGGCTGGCCGGGAAGCGGGCGGCATAATGGCCGAGCATCTTGAAACCATCACGGTGCGCGTCATAGACGAACCGGCGAATAGCAACATTGCAGCCGAGGCGGCGTTGCTTGGCGCGCTGATGATCGACAATCGGGCAATTGAGCGCATTGCCGATATTGTCGCTGACGGCGACTTTGCCGAGCCGATGCACGGTCGCATCTACAGCGCGATCCTCCACGAACATTATCTAGGCCATCTGGCCAACCCGGTAACGCTCCGCCCGTTCTTCGCGGATGATGACGCCCTGAAATCGCTTGGCGGGCCGTCCTATCTGGCACAGCTAACCGGCAGCGGCGCGGCCTTGATTGGCCACATGGATTTTGCCCGGCAAGTTGCCGAATTGGGCAAGCGGCGGCGGCTAGCGGACACGCTAGCCCAAGTGTCCAAACTGTGCGGCGATTATGAGCAGCCGCTAGACGCTATTGCGGGCTTGGCCGAAACAGCGATTGCGGATTCCATCGGCACCCAAAACGGCGCGGTGGCGATGAGCGCGGCCAAGGCGATTGAGGCCAACATAGATTCTCAATTCGCCGACGCGCCCGGCGTTGTGTGCGGCATCATCCCGAGCCTCGACTATGCGCTTGGCGCAATCTGTCCGGGCGACCTCGCCATCCTCGCCGGCAGACCGGGCATGTGCAAAACCGCGCTCGCGCTCAGTTACTCGCGCGGCGTTGCCGAGGCGGGCGATGGAGTCACCTTCCTAAGTCTGGAAATGCGCGCCGCTCAGCTTGGCGGGCGGCTGGCGTGCGATGTGCTGTTCAACACCCCTGACCAAGTGCCTTATTCGGCGGTAAGCCGGAACCGATGCACGGTTGAACAGCGCCGATCACTGGCGCGCGCCTCGCTTCAAATCCGCGATTGGCCGTTGTGGATCGAAGACTTGCCGGGTTCGACCTTGGGGCGCGCGGCGGCTATCGTTCGCAAGCACAAGCGGCGGCTGGCAGCGCGCGGCAAAACGCTCAAGCTTGTCGTGGTCGATTATCTGCAACTGCTTTCGCCCGACCGACCGGCCAAGAATCTTTATGAGGCGACCAGCATGGTGAGCCGAGGGTTAAAGATGCTCGCTAAGGCCGAAGACGTTGGCGTGCTGGCGCTGTGCCAGCTTTCCCGCAATGTTGAAGGGCGCGACGACAAGCGGCCCCGGCTCAGCGACTTGCGCGACAGCGGGCAGATTGAGCAGGACGCGGATTCCATCTGCTTTCTGGTTCGCATGGAAGAATACCTACGGCGCGAGGAACCCGACCAGAACAGCGACAAATGGATAACCTGGCATAATCACCTCGACCGCGAGCGCGGCAAAATCGAGTTTATCATCGCCAAGCTTCGCGCCGGTGTGACCAGCAACGCGCAAGGGCTGTGGCCATGACGCGCGGCTGGCAGGATCATCGCATGTTCGCGGGCGACGAATTTAGCCGCCGCGATGCTTGGGCATGGCTGATTGCCAATGCGGTGTGGAAGCCGACGCGGATTCGCACCCAAGCCGGGCCGGTCATTTTGGAGCGCGGGCAATTGTGCTTCGCACAGCGATTTTTGGCCGACAAATGGGGATGGTCGAAAAGCCGGGTTGACCGATTCATCCAATCGCTACGCGCCGAAGGGATGATTGAATCGCTGCCCTCTAGCGGGGCGCAAGCGGGGCGCAAACCGCT